CCACCTAACCATATGTTTTTAGAATATATATCTAGACCACAAACAGCTGAGATATTTTTCGAAGACGTATTGATGGCTTTAGTGTTTTACGGAATGCCACTGCTTTGTGAAAATAACAAACCTAGATTATTATATCATTTAAGAAGAAGAGGATATAGAGGTTATTCAATGAATAGACCAGATAAACTATGGAACAAATTATCTGTAACAGAAAAAGAAATAGGTGGAATACCTAACTCAAGCGAAGATATTAAACAAGCTCACGCGGCAGCTATTGAAATGTACATACAAAGCCATGTTGGTCATTTAAGCGACGGAAACTATGGAAACATATATTTTAATGAAACTTTAAACGATTGGAGTAGATTTGATATAAATAAAAGAACTAAATTTGACGCAACTATTAGTTCTGGATTAGCCATTATGGCTTGCAATAGACATTTGTATACACCAAATGCAAAAATAGAAAAACAAAAGTTAAATATAAATATTTCTAAGTATAATAACTCTGGAGATAATTCAAAAATAATTAAACAATAAATATGGCAGAGTCTGTACATAATAATTTTCCTAGTCAAGTTGTAAGTGATGCTGAAAAGCTAAGCTTTGATTATGGGTTAAAAATAGCTAAGGCTATAGGAGAAGAATGGTTTAACAATGACAAAAACTCTAATAGACATAGGGTTAGTAACAATAATTTTCACAATCTTAGATTATACGCTAGAGGAGAACAGTCGATACAAAAATATAAGGATGAGTTATCTATAAACGGTGATTTGTCCTATCTTAATTTAGATTGGAAGCCAGTTCCTATAATATCTAAGTTTGTAGATATAGTTGTAAACGGTATAGCTGAAAGAACTTATAATATAAAAGCGTTTTCACAAGATCCCTACGGAGTATCAGCAAGAACAGAGTACATGGAAAACATATTGGCTGACATGCGTTCTAGAGAGTTTGATCAAATGGCTATGCAAGATTTTGGAGTTGACACTAGATATAGTGAAGAAACCTTACCTGATTCACGAGAAGAACTACAATTACACATGCAGCTTAATTACAAGCAAGCCGTTGAGTTAGCGGAAGAACAAGCTATAAATGTTTTAATGGAAGGTAATAAGTATGAGTTAATAAAAAAGCAATTTTATTACGATTTAACCGTGCTTGGAATTGGAGCTGTTAAAACTTCTTTTAATACCTCTGAAGGTGTTGTTATAGATTATGTAGATCCTGCTAATTTAGTTTACTCTTACACTGACTCTCCTTATTTTGATGATATATACTACGTAGGAGAAGTCAAAACAATACCAGTAAACGAACTAGCAAAACAATTTCCTCATTTAACAGAATCTGATTTAGAAGATATAATAAAAAACAAAGCTACAAATAAATCAAATTATAACTCAACTAACACTTACAAAAAAGAAGATACTAACACGGTGCAAGTTTTATATTTTAACTATAAGACTTATATGAACGAAGTGTATAAGATGAAAGAAACTGGATCTGGTGCTGAAAAATTAATACCTAAAGACGATAGTTTTAATCCACCAGAAAATAAAGAATGT